TTGAAGTAACGACAGTTACAACTCTTGTAACCTCCGTTGCTGCGTTTCCTGCTGCATCACTTACATTGTAGCGGATTGTATATGCTCCATCTGCATTTGGATTAACTGTGTCTCCGCTTACGACAATGCTTGACGTTAAGTCTCCGTCTGTATCGTCTGTTGCGGTAGCTCCAGCGTCAGTGTAGGATGATCCGTTTTCTACAGTTACGGTTGCGTTTCCTGTGAGGGTGATTACTGGATCTGTTGTGTCTGGAACTATAACGTTCACTGTTCTGGTTGCAGTTGCAACATTACTTGCTGCATCTGTTGCTGTGTAAGTAACTGTGTGGGTACCCTCAATTGCTCCGCCTGTTGCTGCTGTTGGGTGTGCTGCTGTAGGAACTGAGAAGTTTGCTGTGTAACGAGCTACGCCTTTTGTGATGCGGAAGTCGTCGATCTTCCCAGTAAAGGGCATGTCTGTGCGGTGTACCCCCTGCCCGAGTCGGAATGCCGCTCCGTTCAAGTCTACTGTCCCGACAGTCTTGGACATCATAGATACACCACCTATGAATATGGTAACGGTCCCAGACTCTTTGACGATAGCAATATGTTTCCAGGTGCCTGCGGTACCATCATTTACATCAATGTAAAAAAGCTGTGCTCCGACCCTCAGATTGTACCACAAGTTCCCAGAGGTGCCGACGTTGTTGATGCCAAGCATAACGCCAATCGCGCTGTGATAAGAGTTAAGCTCAAATACAAGCCCGTGGGCGGTTTGGCTGCACTTGGTCCATAGCTCGATTGTGAAGTCGTCTGTCCCAAAGTTAAAGTCGCTGTGGGGGGGGACATTCAAGTAAGAGGAACCGGGCACTGAAAGGCTAGCGGTTCCAAAAATCTTGTCTGAGGTGTCGTATGAAACGCTGCCTTGAGGCGTTAAAGTATGCCCACTAGTGGAAGAGTCTGTTGCGTTTCCATCAAGTGGAAGTAATAATGTAACATCGTTCCAGTTTGCGTCTGCGGCTACACTTATCGCATCTGCACCCGTAGTCACAACTGCAACTGCGCCATCAATATTATCTACTGCTGTTGCTCCAGCATCGGTGTAGGTTGTGCCTGAAGCCACGGTTACTGGGTTGGGCCCAACTACTGTGATCACTGGTGCTGTTGTGTCTGGTGCTGTGTAATCATATCCAGTCATTATAGATTGGATTTCTGTTTGTGTGAGGGCTTTGTTGTAGATGCGAACGTCGTCCATTGAGCCGTTGAAAGGGAGCGTAGTTAAATCGCTTAAAATTCCAACCGTAACTGGATTAGTATTTATAGGTATTGAAGCTACAGCGTCGTCATCTGTTTTTGTAGGCGATGCATCCTCTACACCATCTGTATAAAGTTTTAAGGCGCCGCTATCAAAAGTAAATGCTATGTGATGCCAGGAGCCATCCATGATAACCCCCGAAGAGGTGTATCTCTTCATGTTATTAGCTGTTCCATCTGCTGTAATAATAACTTTCCACTTTGTAGTCTGCCCAGTTAGTGCGCTTTGTTCTGTTGTCATACCCCACGATCTAGTATTGTTAGAAGATACATACTTACTAATCAAAATACTATCGTCATTTTCCGAGGCACTGCCCTTAACCCAAGCCGTTACTGTCATTGCGCTTGACAAGTCTAAGCTGGTATCATTCCCAAGGTTTGCGTAGTCATTGCTCCCATCCAGCACAAGAGCGCTTCTCCCATCAACAGTTGCTAATGCGGCTCCTCCAGATAATGTCATACCTGTATCCGTGCCGTCAAACTTAAGGTGTTTGACTAGGTTATCACTAAGTTGTGCCGTAGTTGAGTGTAGTGTTGCTACTTCGGAGGCTGATAGGGCGCGGTTCCAGATTCGTAGATCGTCCATTGAGCCGCTGAGGGTTCCTGCTGACCAACCTGATCTGCCTCCAAATGTTACTGGAGTAGCTGTATCCGCCGCCATTGTCCAGCCCGTCTGCTGATCAACCTGTACACCATCCACATATAAGGTCGCAGTACTGCCGTCGTAGGCGAAAACTGTATGATGCCATGCATTATCGATAACTGCTGCTGATGATGCGGATACTCCTGTCCAATTAGTGGTGTTAATACCATATGCAAGTGTATTTCCTGTTGAAGAATCTTGCAAATGTAGAAAGTATCTAAGATCAGCATTCCAGCTATTGCCCTTTTCAATTAAAACTGTATTTTTGTGGTCTCCAGTTTTTATCCACGTAGATAATGTAAACTGAGATAAATTCATAGATTCACTATTTGATATATCAACGTAATCTCCATTCCCATCCAAGGTCAATACAGTTCTATCACCATCTGCGGCGAAGGCTGCATCACCTTGGAGTGTTCCGTTGTTTGAGCCAACGCTGTCGTTTGCGTTTGTGTTTAAATCGTATTTTGCTATTAAGCCAAGAGCCAATGATTCGGCGTGAAGTTCTGTTACTTCGGAGGCTGATAGGGCGCGGTTCCAGATTCGAACGTCGTCTATTGAGCCGTTAAAATGGTAGGTTGAGTATCCCCTAGCAAGTGCTGTGACACCAGAAAGACCCCAGCCACCATCACTTCCTGAGCCTGATTTTAAGACACTATCAACATAGAGTGAATAAGTGGAGCTAGACTTTGTTAGTAAAACGTGGTACCACTGGTTAGTTGACAGACTATTTCCAACATAATTTACTACATTGGCTCCATTTGTCATGTATCCAACCTGTCCCTGAAACATTAGAATACCTTGTCCGTTAATCGTCACAATGCCTGGATAATCATTGTGTGAAGGTATTTTAACCCACGCAGACATTGTATAATCACCATCAGTGGTAGTGTTTAATGATGCCGGTAATGTTACATAATCGTTTCCATCAAAAGTTAGAACATCACGGCCGTCGATGGTTTGGTGTACCGGGTCTCCTGTTATAGTTCCGTTGTTTGAGCCAACGCTGTCGTTTGCGTTTGTGTTTAGATCATATTTTGCAATCAATCCGTCTGTTAAAGCCATTTTGTTTAGTTTCCTTTTAAGTGTTTGTTAAGTTATTATGCGGTCGCAATGCGAACCTTGATTGTGTCCACGGGCGAAGCTGATGTTACTGATAATTGATTTGTGGAGGAATCATGTGTAACTGTATAGTTGTGTGTTTTGTCTGTGAGGGTTGATGTGCCTCCAGTATTTGCGTCAGGATGTGCTGCTGCTGGAACTGTGAAGTTTGCTGTGTAACGGGCGAGACCCTTTGTGATTCTAACATCGTCGATATTGCTGTTAGTACTTACTCCATCTCCTGAACGTCCAATATATAGCGTGTGAGAAGTATCTTGAATTCCCACTACCCCAGACGCCTGAGAGGTTCCATCCACATACAAGGTTGTTGTCCCTGATGCTCTCACAACTGCGAGATGATACCAGGAGCCAGATGTGGGCGTCCAAGAAGAAGCAGAGATATGATCACCGCCGCCGGAATTCCATTTTAATGTGCGACCGTTCCAATTTTGCCCCCAATGAAGTATCCATCCGGGATAATCAGCACTAGTAAGCCCCCAACCGCCATGGGAAATAAGTCCGTGAGTTCCAGCAGTTGTATTAAATCGAACCCACATTTCAATAGTAAAGTCTCCGGCGCCAAAGTTAAAGTCCGCAGAGTGTGGGACGGACAAAGAATCTCCGTTTCCATCAAGGGCAATAGAGCCGGCCCCAAACTTCTTCTCTGAGGTTGAAATCGCTGCATCTCCTACGGCAGTAACTGTGTGTCCGCTTGTTGAAGAATCAGTCAAGTCTGAGTCCAAATGTAGTCTAAGGACATCTAGCTCTGTGTTTCCTGATCCTGCTGTTGTAGTCTGTTCAAACACCTGGACAATGGGCATGCCTGTGACGTTGTTGATCGTCTGGGCTACGCCTGCTGCTAGTGATGTGAGTTCATACTCGTTTGCGTTAGAAGCGCCTTGGCCTCTGGTGAAAGAGGAGCTTGGAAGAACTCTTGAATGAACAACACGAATATTTGCTGAAGCTGCTGCATCAATTGGAACAACTGAGATTCTATCAAAGTTTGTAGTTTCAATGGCTGCTTTCTTGTAATATTTTGTTCCAAGGCCTTCTTCTGAGTCTGCTGATGGGCCAATAATGGCTGATACTGTCCAGGCTCCAGTTTGGGCGTTTCTTCCATAAACTCGAACGTTCTTCTTGTGGGAATGAATTAAGACACTGTTTAGTGTAGTAACCTCCAAGTTTCCTCCAAAGGACTCTAGTGTGTGATCAGAGGTTGGACTGATTGTGAGTCTATTAATTTTATTTCCTTCTAGTGTAGTTGCCATTTTATATTATTTCCTTTGTAAGTGTTAAAAATGTATTAGATTAATCTGATTTTCACGTTTGCTGAACCTGCTGATGTCTTTGTGACTTTGACTGAGGTATCGCTCAAGTGTTCAATTTCATAATCGCTAGTCTTGTTAAGAGTTTTGGTACTTCCACCTGTTGAATAGGAGAGAACGATAAGTGCGTTTCCGCCGGTCTGGTCATTTCCTGCTCCCTGGCCTCCTTGGGCCCCTTCGCCAACTCCTGCAATATAAGCAGAATTCCCCTGCTCTGGAGGTGTTGCTTCTGTGCCGGCAGTATTTGCAACGGTTGTTGCGGTGCCTGCTACGAAGTTAGATCCGCCACCGCCGCCGGCGCCATGGCCACCGCCGTCAGCCCAGGATCCACCGCCGCCGCCGAAGTAGCCGGCGCCGCCGAAGCCGGATGCGTAATTTGTTTGACCATTCGCCCCAACGGAGCCCCACAGAATTCCGCCGGCATTGCCAGTAGAGCGCGATCCTGCGGCGCCCGCAGTTCCCGCTGCTGACGCCGAGGCTCCACCGCCGCCTAGAGAGGATGCTGCTCCGGAGCGAAGTCCGTCTGCGCCTGTTGGCCCTGCGGCGCCACCTGATTGCAGCGAAGAGTTTCCAGATGCTGCGCCACCGCCACCGCCGGCAATGGCTAGCGCACTGGGTTGGTCGACGGTCCCTCGAAAAATTCCCGCCAAGCCGCCACCTGTGCCGCCCATGCACTCATCTAAGTCATGCGCATTTGATCCATATCCGCCGAAACCATAGCGTGCAGTGGTTTGGTTTTTTACTCCGCCGGCGCCAACCACGGCAGTTAGTGTTTCACCAGGAGTTACGGTCATTATGGCTTCCACGAAGGCGCCAGCGCCGGCTCGTCCCGTAGAGTGATTCCAGCATGCGCCTGATGCAGATCCTCCTCCTGCTCCCCAAAGTTTTGCTGTGAGTGAAGTTACACCTGCTGGAACTACGAATGACTGATCGGAACCGGTATATGACAAAACCTCACTTCCTGCGACTGGTGGAACTTCTTCAAAAATTTGAATGATTGGGGTTGTTCCGGAATCAATTGTTATGGTTTCGGATTGATCTTGTGCCATGTCTGATACTATGGTTTGGGAAGTTGATGAACCTCCAGAAGCTGCTCCAGCCTCAAAGTCATCCTCGTAATCTTCTGAATTATCGCGAAAGATGTCTTTAATCTCTGCTGCGCCCTGCCCTGGAAGGGTTCTCATAAACTCTCTCCAGTGTTCTAGCTTCATGTCGGCAAGAGTTGCTACGCCTGCATGTGCTAAGGCTGCGCCTTCATCGCCAGAAGCTGCTGCAACTGCGGCTGGTACTGTGCTTTTCTTTCTTTTTCTGAATTTCATTTTGCCACCAGAGATTGAAACTTTGTGTTCATCTCCAACCCATAGTGAATTATCAGATAAGAATAGATGTCTAATCTTTTTCTCAGCAGATCCCAAGTCGTATATTGCATTAGTGTCTGGAAGAATGTGGGCAGTCATTGTGCCGCCCATTGAAGTTAGGGCTCCTGCATTTTCAAGACCCTCCGTTGGAAGTGATGGATTAAATACGATGCGAGCAGTTGTTTCTGCTCCCAATGATATAATACTAACGCGATCCATTGTGGTAACGTTGAATACTGCATCTTTTCTGTACTCAGTTCCGTGACCGGATACAGAATCCAAGTCATTACCAACAACTCCGAGAGTTTCCCATACTTGAGTTGCTGTGACTCTTGCGAAAACTTTTACATTCTCTCTAGAATATACCAGGACGCTGTTGATTGCGGAAACGTTTGTGTTTCCAGAGTATTCTTCTGCTGTGTGATCTGCTGGTGAGTTAACGATAAATCTGTTAACTACATCTTCTACTAAAGTGATGGCCATTTTATATTATTTCCTTTGTAAGTGAGCAAGGTGTTGGGCGTGGGGATCCCATTTACATTCATAAATAGTCGTTTTACTGGGTAAGAGAAACTTTTATTAGCTTTTTTACAAACTTCGAAGAAATAGGGCTTTCTTGAGACTTATAATTTTAGTTTTAGCCTGTGAATGCCGCTACAATAGCTTCGAGAGCAATGATGGTTAGCCGGTCGCCTTCTGGTATATCATAGTTAGAAATGATCTCATAATCTTCATTAATATAAAAGTCTGTACTATCTCCGTCATCATTACCAACTGATTGTAGAATACCGTTTTGAAATATTAGAATTGTGTTTGGTGTGATCACAGGGTTGGGGGAACCATCTTCTCCAAAGAATCCGGAGAACTCTTCATTCTCATTGATACTTTCTCCTGCACCAATTGAAGTTTCTATTGCTCCTGCTGGTGCTGGGCTGCTGCCTTCTCCCTCATCAACTCCACTAGTGCCGGAGGCGCCGTAAACAATACTTGCTCCAACACCTGAGCCAGTTGGGGTGGTCGGAGTTTCTGTTGACTCTTCTACTTCTTCTGGAGTCGCTGCTTGCAATGCGTTACTTAATAGGGCTTGTTGGGCTTCGGATGATAATATTTCTAAGTCTATTAGTCCTCGCCTGGTCTGTATACACTTGGCTATAATTTGAAAACGATATTCTGGTTGTCCGAAAAGCTCTTTATCTTCTGTAAGAGTTACGATCTCATAGAATGCATTTCCATACATTATATAATCACCTTCTCTGATAAATAAGTTTTGATCCTCGGTTAGTCTTCTCTTGTGGAATTTAACCATGATAGATTGTTGTTTGTCTAAACCATAGTTTGTTGTTATAGTTTTAATGCCCTCGAACTCTACTAGTGCGTGAACATGTACTGGTGGTAAAAATGTTTTTCTTATTGCTTCTCCGTAGAGTTGATGATAATCAGAGTATTCAATTGAGAGAGGAAGATATAAAACTCTTTGTCCTACAACTCTTTCAATAACCTCATCGTTAATTTGTTTTACGAAATCTCTTTCTGGTTGTCCCGTAAATAAAGGAGGTGGAGGTGCTGCTGGTTTTGACCATTTATTAGCCATTACTTTTTAGTCTCCCATGGTCTTTGATCTCCGAAGATAACTCTTTCTCTTGGCATTTTAAATTCTACTGCATTTTCTCTAATTGTTATCTTCGGGTATTTTTCGTTGTTGCCTGCTCCTAATAAATATCCTAATATTCTAATTGGTATTTTTGTTTCGTATTTTCTTTCTTCTTCTCCGAGATCTGCGACGGTGTTAGATAATCCATAGTCTCCCTCTAAGAAACCTTCGAACCTGTGTCCCTCGTGAGTGATAAAGAAGTTTGTGATTTGTCCCGTTGTTGTGATGAACGGAGATAGCATCTCATTCATTTGTTGTTGGTATTCTGATCTTAAAGTTAATTCGTATTCTGCTACAACATAAGTTGGCATTGGCATCGTCATGGTCTGATAAACAACTTTCTTATTATTAAATCTGGAATTTACTTTGCCCTTTGTTTTATTATTAGAATCTCTATTTGCGAATGCTGCTGTCTTGTCTTGTTGTATGGTTCTCGCAACAGTTATGGCGCCGCCCTTGGCATCATTCTTATTCGGGATGTGAGCCCAAGCAACACCCTTGAAGGCTGGATCTTTCTTGAGTCCAGTTCTCTCGATTGAGATTGCGGGAAGCTCAAAGATACCGTGCTTGTCTCTTCGTTGTTTTTGATCCTTGACCTGATATGCTCTTTCTGGAAGAACCCAAATGTTTGGAACCTTTCTCCAGCCTGTGTTTGAATCGCAGAATACATTCATATCTTCTTCAAGCCACTTAAAGATTGCCATGTCGATCGTTTCAATAGTCGAGGGCATTAAAGAGATCTCTTTAGTAAATTTATCTACTTGCTTCTCTTCTTTAAAATATGGTGCGTAACCCTTATATAGATCTTCAAAGCTAGACATTTATTTATCCTTGGAAAATTGGCATTGGTATTTTAGAAAGTAATTCGTCAGTAGATGCTACCAGTTCACTGTCCTTCTTGGCTAGCTCTGCATATGTCATCTCATCTAGTATAGTTTTAAGCTCCTCTCTCAAAGCATCCTTCTCGGTTTGGGCTTGAGATAAAAGATCTGAACCATTTAGTGTTACTGAATCTCCTGGAATTGGAATAGAGCCTAATTTTGATCTAATCTGTCCTAGTGTTTCTTTTGACAATGATAATGCGTACCTTCTGATCCACTGTTTACCAATTGAATTAATTTTCTCGAATGGTAGGTTTTCGAAGGGAAGAGTATTCATATTATTTACTCCATCGATACCTTCGTCGTACCTATCATTTGTCTCATATGGATCAACTTCTACTGAAAACTCCACCCACATCTTATCATAATCTGTTCCAATCAATTGGGGCTCTGGATAAATTCTTAGTTGATTATCTTTTAGTTCATATGAATAATGAGAAAGTCTTGTCCAAAGATGATCTTCATAAGCCTGGGCTTGTGCCTTGTTCTGCCATGCTGGGATAATCTCAAATGTGGAGTCGTCGGTATATTGACCATAGTAAAGTAGGTTGCCGACGACGTTTAGTCCTCCGTAATATCCGAAGAACCTCCACATTGCTTGAGGTGTTTTATAAAAGACTTTGCGAACGATTACTCTCTTATTACCAACTTGATTATAATATGGTAATGTGGAGTCGGTTGCTGCGGAGGAAGAGATGATTGTTTGTAAATCATAGTCTTGAACTCCTGATTCTAGCCCGAATGATGCAGAATAAATTGGGATTGTTCCACCAATTCCTGCTTCGTGTGAAATACCATCACCAACTTTACGAGCGTAGGAAAAACTGAAGCGTGGATATTTTAGGTTAACTCCGCTTAATTTATCTGTATTGCTTCCTGTTAGTTGACCTTCATGATCAAAACTACCAGTGGTTGAGCCAAGAAGGTCAGATAAGACATTCTTAGATTGGTGGATATTAAGAAGGTAGGAGTATTCCATAACCGAGGACTGATAATTTGCATAAACGTTTCCTGCTGTTATTTCTAGATCCAATACATCTCCGCCTAAAGACTTATAAGTATAGGCGACTTGTTCTGCTGCTCCTGTTAGGAATTCTTCAGAAGTTCCATAGAGACTAAACGGTAAAGCGGCAGCTACATCTGCGGCGTCTCCGGTTGATGGCAAGATGACCTTGCTCATTTGGCTTACAGGTGTTAGGGTGGGTAATGACATACACTCGCACCTCCTCTAACTAAATAGTAAGAGTGCTCACAATAAGCAAATAAAAAAGCCCCGGCGCAAGGCCAGGGCTTGTTATATAGACTGTTATCTTGTGATTAGCCGAGAATGTCGGTAATAACAACAACACCGTAGAGGTCAGGACGAACCATCTTCTTGGCGTAACGAGTCATGACACCCTTGCGAGGTACGAAGTCCTCAGTACCAAAAATGGTAGGTGTCATTTGTAGCGGCACGTAAGGTGCGTATACATATCCACTTTCTAGGAAAGAAGATCCTTTACGACCAACGAGTACTACGTTACGTGGGAAGTATGCGTCGACATAGACATCAAACTTCTTGCTTAGTGAGCCAACTTTCATAGTACCAACAGTACCACGGTCATCGTCATGAGTGACTGAACCACGGAAGCCTGCTGTGAACTCTAGGAGGTTAGCAACCTCTGGAGATACAACTAGGAAGTTTGCGCCGCCGCGAAGAGTCTTGCGGTGGATTGAGGCTGACACATCGTTGATGGTTTCAACTAGGGTCTCATACCATTCTGATACGTTACCAGTGAAGTCTG